TTCTGAATCCAAGGTATGAATCCGCCTTGTTGCCCAGATACCTCAATACCAACCTCTTGGGGTTTGTACTGTTGAGCCAATCTGAAGAGATCGTCTACGTTCTTGTCCATGGTTTGCTTTTTGACTATACCGTCTACCCAGAACCAATCACCATTGTTGTTCAGAGCCCAGACTGAGATGACGCTGTAATCGGCACTCTCTGTGTCGCTAGTGGCAAAGTCAGTGGTGATGTAGAAATTGAATCTGCCCTTGTTAGTTAGGACATTGGCCCGCTTATACCAGTTGATATCGTTATCATTAATCAGTCTATCTTCCTCAGACATGATCCTTAGCATAAGCTCCTGGTTAAACGTGTCAAGTTTGCCGGCTAGTTTTGCCTTGTTGTACTTGCCCAGGACGTATTCATAAGTAAAACGATCTTCCCAAGCACCTCTGAAGTCCTCCTTACTGCAAGGAAATTGTTCACATACAGGGAATACATTAACAGCCCAGGCACCAGACTCTACAGCTTTGTACAGTGGATCTCTTGCGTTAAACGGAGTACCTGACCAAATGATTTTACTGTTGGTTGGGTGTAAGGCGTAATCAATAGCCTTGTATACGGTGTCTTCAATACTGGCGATTACAGTTGCAGACCGGGCATCTTCATCCGAAACCAAATCATCAAGAACTGCAAGATTAGGTCGTACACCCAGTTCTTTGGTTCCACGTACACCAGTATTATGCGTGCGGAAATATTCACCGGTTAGGAACTGATGCTCCTGACTGTCTATTGCTATACATTGACTAGGCTCGTCTGCGATACGTGACACATTCACTACCGCTACCATCTGATCTTTGCGGTCATAACGCTGGCGACACAATTTCCGTTGTAGTCGGAACATCTCCATATTCAGCCACAGTTCAGTACAAAAAGGTTTCTTGTTAGTGCTGGCTGTGCCTCCAAGTGACCGTACTAATCGCATAACTCCTGCCAGTAGTTGAGGTGACATACTACAGAAAGAGGTACGGCCGGTAAGGGTGACTGTGCCATCAGTATCCATCAATCCTTGTAACAAAGCCAAGCGTTGCTCTATGGAACCAACAAAGTACTCTTCAGGTATGAACTTATCATTGCCATGTACGCACAGTCCCATGTCCTTAAGTGCAGGACCGAGTGCTCGAATGGATTGTGTCCACACATTAGTATTGCGCGTATCTAAACGACCTTTACCGAACTCATATGGTATGTGCTTGTGATAGGTTGGTAAGTCATCAATATGTGTTGTGAGCTCTACGGAGCAGTGAGGCTTCTGAATTCTACCGTCACCTAACACTACACCTAATGTGTAGGGTTCTACTGGCAACTCTTTGTCGGGGTACGCTAAGGCAGCACTATTCTTAATAAAAACTAGCTTCTTATCTACTGTCCCTCGATGACCGTAATTCCCTTTTCTTGTATGGACTAATGGGAGTGTTAGTAACTCTGTAGTAGTGAGGTTGTAATTCACTAGCCTCTTGGTATTGTTTGGATTAGTGTCAACAGTCACAGCGTTAATATGATCTTCGCTGACTTTGATGGACCGCCCGTCTGCAAGAGTCAAGGCATACATAGGTTTGTTGAATACTTCAGATTTGGTTGTTATAGGGTGCAGAAGCCCATCAGGACCGTATATCCTGTCCCCTACATTACAGTCCTTTATGGTTGTGTATCCAGTTTCTGTGTAGAGCTTACTATCCAAAGCTAGGGCTTTTGCACCGTAAGCCTTTATGATGAATGGTTTCCCATCGATATTAGTAAATTCCCACCGGGTCTCGGTGAACTTAACCTTGGGTATGTACTCTTGTAAGAACTCACTATTGTCCCAACGGAACTCGAGATTCTTACGCATGTTCTTAACACCGTTATCGATGCTATCTGACACGTACAGTGCAAGAGATACGTTACCAAACCCCGGTATTGCCCCATACACAGCAACGTATAGGAACAAGTACTCACCTAATAGTGTGGTATTGTGGGTAACTACACAATCCTCTATGAGGTAAGACTTAGTAGGCGAGGCCACTTTTATGCATTTACTTACGATATTGTCTACTGGTTCTATGCTTGCGATACCTACACGAACACCAGACTTATAGTGTTTATTAGGGATCCACCTAACTGCTTTCCTGTGTAATGAGAATGGATTTATATCTAGCAAGTTGAGATGAACTAAAAAGTATCCTGCATGGGTGTTCGTGTGTTCAGTGATCCTAGCGTAACCACCGAGACTTTTAACTAAATGTACTACACCTTTGGCTAATGCTTTACTGGTTGAGCAAAAGGAGGCATGCCCGCTAGTTGTAATGGTCCCATCAGTATCCATCAAGCCACGTAATACCGCAGTACGGGTGCTCACATCCCCAAATAGATAATCTTGAGGGATTGACTTAGTGTATGACGTAGCAATGCCAACAGTCTTTTTAACCATGGCAGCAATATCACGTACCCTGAAGCTCTTGGTAGTGGGTCTCCGTTTGTCTGAATACACCTTACCTAATGAGTAAGGAATACGGTCACACAACTCTCCCAAGTCGTCCTCATGGCATGTGATAGTAGGTGTTCCGGTGACCTTATCAACATTACCATCCCCCAATACTACCCCCACTGTGTAAGGATCAAGTGAAGGATAGGTACTATCGAAATTGGTTGCAGAACTGACAAGGGGAATAAAGTACTTAAGTTCCATGTCCTTGTTGCGTTCTGTTGGTTTTCTTTTGGTGGTTACACCTGCCGCTAACAACTGAAGAGTAGTGAGTGTTTCTTCTACCCAAACATTAGTAGTGGCTTTTCTGCCGTTAGCTTTCCTTGGTTTACTGTCATCTGTCTTCTGTGTACGTCGCTGAACAATATGGATATGGTCTTCGTTAGCAATGAAGCTACTTCCATCAGTAAGTTCTACTTTGTATGCCTGGTTAGTGAACTCACCACTGATAGCAGTAACTTCAGTAGGTTGACCATTACGATCTATGACCCTATCACCTACTTGGACATCACCCATAGGCAAGTGTCCGGTAGGTGTAATGAGGAGAGTATTAACATCCAGTGCCTTTGCTAAACCACGGGAACACATATTAACAATGTTCTGTTGTCTTCCTTCCACCTGATCCAGCATTTTGTAATGCACAACCGGGCTAAGGTGTTCCTCACCTTCCTCACCATTAACTAACTTAATAAAGTTAATGAACTCTAAGGCGAAGTCACTCGGAACGTAATTAGAATCACTTACGTAATTCGTCGCATTTAAGTAATCTTCAACAGTCTTAGGAGTTGGTAACTTAGGTATGATACCCATGGTATTAGACCCGATCTAGTAACACGCGGAAAGTGTACCCTTTGAGTGCTTTCTGTTCGTCACCCTCAAAACCAATACCAGCATGTTTAGGTGCTATCTTGTGACCTAAGCGAATATTCCAGTGGCCATCTTTGTACGGGATCAGCATGTAGAAACCATAGTAGTTGAACTTATAGCCTCTGCCTATTACAAACTGGTACGACTTAATATTTGATTTAACTACGTCAAATGAACCAGCTAATAAAGTAATACGTAAGGTACGTACATCCACAGAGTTTGGTCGCAAGAAGCGAGACCAGTTATTAGCGGGATTACGTGCAACTAACCAGTACACAGCCTTCCAGTACGTGCTGTCTTTTATAAACCCCGGGCGTTGAATGCGTTCATAGTTACCTCGAACATCACCCATAGAACCGTCACGATCGTTGTCCCAGATCCAAAAGATCTTGGGCATCTTCATCAGTCGCCACTCAGGATACTTTGGGTGTGGGCGATCACTGGGTACTTCTTTGAGGAAGAGTGCGCCAATAGGTACAGCAACGATACCCAACAGGATAACGATAATCCGTGGGATGAGTAATCCTATCCACATGCCTACTGCCAATATGACGTGCTTAGCCATTTTATTTTCCTTGTTTGCTCATTTTATCAAGAACCGTTACTACTACCTTATCCATGTGTGGGGCAGCAAAATAGAAAGCCAGGATAAGCATAACTGGCGAACTCATGTCTCTTGCACCCGCTCGCATAACCTCGGCGGCTACGTGCCATATCTCGGGCTCAGCGACCCATACAGCGACTGAATCATAAATCTGTGCGATTATGTACTGAACCAACCAAACAGCCGTAATACCTAGTGCAATGATCCTACGGGCAAGATTTTGTCCTTGGGTGGCTTCCATCCACTTAACAACCATGCCCCTGGCTTCACTACGTGCTGCTGCACCGTCCTGAGCCTTCTCTTCCTCGGTGTAAACCAAAGCATCTAAACCATTGGTTACTGAGTCAATTGTCTTAGCTAGGGCCTTCTCAGATCCTAACATCTTACCTACGAAATTAAACATTTATCAGTTTATCCGGGTTAACAAATTCACCCATGGGATTTTTAATCTCAAGGTGAAAGTGAGGAGTAATATCAGGATACCGATTAGCAATATCCTGTACTACACCGATCACTGAACCACTGGGAATAATCTCATCAACTGCTACGCCTGGTGATACATAGAAAAATCGCCAATCATAGTGATTAGCGTCCGTAATCTGCACATAACGATAAGACAAATCATCTGCGTATGGATAACCAAGTTTGGTTACCACACCTTCTACCGGGCAGATTACACCGGCACCTGGCATAGCAATAGGATCAATGCCATTATGTTTACGGGTACCACGCGGAGCATGGTACCAACCTGAACCGTATTTATCGGACTGCCTAATTGTCGGTACTAAAGCTAAATCATGTTTCATGAGCTACCTGCAGTAAAATGACTGAAGAAGATCCCAACTGCTACACTAATTGCACTACACACAAATACTACACCGCCCCAGAAACCCTTCATTTTGGTCTGTTCATCGCGTATCTCTTGGATGAGTTTGGTCTGTTGTTGCATGTATTCCTCTTCCTTTTCCTTGTGTGTCTTATGTTCCTCTTTGAGGTGCATTAGGTTATTTTCGAGTAAATCTACACGGCTTGTTAGTTTTCTACGGTCTAATGAAGCATAGTTTTCTATTTCTGGAGGCATGATCAAGTTATCCCTTGGGTAACTTTGTAAGTACCTTCAGCAAAGGTATACGATTCATCGTTGTCATCCATGCATTTAGCATCAAAAAAATAATCAGCAACAGGGATAGTACCATCAGGCGTAAAACCAACTCTTCCGGTTGGTCCGTCGATTATGTAACCGATCAGTACTACCACTGTATCAATATCTGACTTTGGATACTGAGATGGATTTACAGATAGTTTGAATTCAGTAAAGTTAGTGACGTTTACATCACCAAAATCATCAAAGAAGTGGAATACTATTCGACGAGTGTTGCCTCTCTTCCGTTTTATATCAACTGTTGTAGTCATAGTCGTTAGTTACTCGTCACATCTACTGGAATATCAGCAGGCAAGGATACATGGAACTCACCGTAATATGTTCTAAACGGTACGTTGTACTTACTCGTAGCGTATGCTTTTTCACCACTGCTGTCCATCAGATAGTGCTTGGTTAATGCCTGTAGTAAATTAGCATTACTGCTTTCACTACTTGCCACCAGGCTGACTACTTTAGTGAATACCGGTTCAGTGATGTAACTTGTCTCACCCGTACCAATTAACAGTACACGTTTCGTTAGTACCAATAAGTCATTTGAACCAGCAGTCTCACCACTACTAACCAATTCAATGATGTTAGGTGGTGTTATCTTAGAGTGGGTTAATACGCCGACATAGGATAACTCACCCCCGCCAGTCACTGCCACTACCTGACTGGCAGTGACCTCACCTAATAGGGATGTTTCTCCTGCTGCAGTTACAAAGGTCATTATTCAGCGTAAACAGCATCTACAGGGAATTCAACCAATAGGTTAGTACCATCGGTTGTAGTCACATAATCGAAGGCAACCAGGGGTACGATATCTGCATCCACTAAAGCAGTAGTGTCGTCTGCGTAGCACAACAGGTATTTGAGGATAGAGTTATTGGGTCCACCATCTCCTGCTAGTAAGAAATCCTGATCAGGAAATGTAATGGCATACCTATCGTTCACTAAATCAGGATCAGGGAATACTGCTAAGTCAGCAGCAATTAACTGAGCTCGAGCATAGTTAGCAAAGTTACATTCAGTGTTATTGACGTGAGATAGTAGAGATTCCACATCCGTATAGTCAATGAGTAAACTATCTGTCTGAACTGCCTGTAATAGGATAACGACAAAAGCCGAATTAGGACGTGCTGCATCCTTGACGGTGCGATACATCTCTACAGCCCTGCCTTTACCTACATTAAATCTTACACTAGCCATGTCTTTACCTATTAGTTGTGTACGTTGGGTTGGTCTAGTTAACTAACCACGACTACCCTACCGCCGCCTTTACCATACAAATTACCGTTACCAACATCCCCTGACATGCCCTGTCCAGGGAGGATACGAATACCTACTAAGGTACTGGCAGGCAGTGCATCCGCCCGTACCCATTCCTGCGCATGCTCATGTCTATTTTGTGCAATGAACGAAATCTCGGATGTGATTAACGTATAGTCATGATAACCGATACCTACATTTGTTGTTGGCATGTCTTTCTCCTATTTGGCCTTAAGCCAGTGTGTGTTGCCTGAATAAAGTGGCACCCATGTTACATCTTTGTTAGGGTCTATGATTGTCTGTTCTTCGTCGAGCCAGCGGTCAGGGATGAATTCGAATAGCCTTGCTTCGTTCGGCTCCATGATCTTTAGTGCTTCGTAAGTGGCCTCTTCCCCCGCACCAACTAGCTGCTTGTCGAATGTCTGTCCCATTAGAAACTGCCAATCTAAGCCGTATAGCTCAACCACAGACTCTAGTGATTTAATGGGGTCGGTACTAGGGATAAATACAAGAAGGTAGACAATCTTTCGGTCACCGACGATCAAGCTGTTAATAGCAGGCGATGCCGGCCATATTGCGCCTATATCGCGAAGCGTCTGTACCGCGTCATCGCCGATTACAAATTCACCATTTTCATCGACTTCAGTAACGTCCAGGCCTTCCGGAACTTCTGCAATTATTGCGTATTTCATAGCGCTATAATCCTCCGTGCGACTTCTGATTTATTCAGTTTGCCCTCACTGCCACCTGTCCCTGCGTCTATTTCTGCTTTTGTGAGCTTCTTGCCGTTCTTTTTATGCTTTCCTAGCGCAACCCGAACACGTGCGTGCTCTGAGGCAGTTGTTTTTTCCAGTTTTGGGTTCTTCTTTGGCTTGGGTATGCGAGGTGGTTTTTCACTAGCTAACTTAATAGGCTTAGCTGGTTTCACCTTCTTTGGTTTCTTAGTCATCGCTTAACCCTCCCTCTTATTTATTTCATTAGTTGCTTCCGCTTCTATCCAGTCTTGTACTTCGGTTAGGGTTGTTGTGCCTGGGGGCATTCCTCTGTAAGTTAACGCGCTTCGTTGCGTGTACTCTTCTGAGATAGTGTTGCCAAGGTCTAAATCTGCGCCAATCGGCAATGCACTGAACGTCGCTGGCGAAGCGTCCCAATCCCACGTTGACCCGCCGTCAAACGTGTACCCAATCACAAAGGAATTAAGAGCAGCCGACCAAATAGTGGCGGATATTACCTCGGCACCAGGGGCGTTACCTGCAAAAACAGATGTTGCGCTAGTTCCATCATAAGCTCTCAGTCCGTCCGTTGTTTGAGTTCTGTAGACAACTGATGACCCTGTCGTAGATATGTATGTTGAAGCTTTTGAGTTTGACCAGTCATCACTAGGCACAAACGACAGAATTGCAATGCCCTCCTCGGCATCCATAAACGAGCTAGCATCAGTAGCCTCAATTAAATCATTATCCCGTGTAACTGCTGCGGTAGTGGTTTTGATTGGTGTTGTTGCAACTAGGCCTTCTTCTAGTTTGAAGGCTGTTAGTCTGTGGGTTACAGAGGCACCAACATTACGAAGTATTCTATTTATATACACATGAGTACGCCCCGCGCTAAGCGGTGGCAAAGTGTGTGCCCACTTGCCCCATGTGATAGGTAAGTCGCTTGGCTCGAAGTTATCTGTTGTCCCCCAAGACAGCCCGTCCGCTGATAAGTATTCTGGCAGCCCCCCAGACCCGTCATCAGACCTAACAAGGAACATAAATCCTGAAGGATGGCCGGCCTTAACTAGCGCAGACATTACAGCCTGCCCACCATCGCCAACATCTAACTTGGACGTCTGGGCTAAGTGGCAGTAGCTGGCAGATGCGTCCATAACAAACTTCAGTGCGGATGTTGTGCCGGGATAAACATCAACAGTCTCTTGCTCTATTACAGTTGAGCCTGTCGCGGTCTCTACCCAACTAGCAAAAACATCGGCCCCACCGCCACCTAACTCACTAAAGAAGCTATTAACTACTGAGTTAGTTCTCTGCGGCTGCATCAATACTTGCGGCACTGGGTCTATCGCTACACCTGGGGCTTCTGTGACTACGCCTCCTGACTCTGTGTTGCCGTTAGTTGTGGAGTACCACTTAACACCGTTTACACCGTAGCCGTAGTCTGTTTCTGAGTCCAGGAACTCAGAAGGCACTGGATCAGTTCTGCCTTGCACCGGCTGTGTCATCATGCGGTCGAAGTAGAGACCTTTGCCTGCTGTCCAGTTTGTCGAAGAGGCGCTGCCGTTACTGTCTGCCAAGAATAGGTACAGCCCTGCCCAAGAAGAGTTTGAGATAACTATAAAAACCCTAAGCCACCCATCGCCAAGGTCTTCTACCCCTGCATTCGAGTGGTTCACCGTACCTAACACCTTCCCAGAAACGTCAATCCAGCTACTAATAGCGCCGCCATCTCGCAATCTCAGCCAGTTGGGTTCAGCCCCGTCCTGTGATTTTACGTCTAAAACAAGGAGACCCTCCCCCTGCGCCGGAAGTGACTTATAGCGATACGCATTTACCCCAACCCCTTTGGCAAGAAGGTCTGCTCGCATCTCCCCGTCCGATGACAGAGCTGCATTCGTAATTACGTCGCCATCCGCCCCAGACCAGGCAGACAAGTCTCTGCAATCCGGCAGCAAGTTCTGCTCCCTACGCCCACCCTCAGGCATTATCTCGCCAGCTCCACACTCAACATAGACGCCTTCATGGTCAGGTACTGTAGCAGTTGAGGTACGAGTGCTGGCTACATCCATGTTGCTTAGGCCAAGGTTGTTTAGCCAGAATGCTGGGTTGTAGGCAGGAAGTACGACTCCGTCACCAGAGACACCAAGCTTAAAAATGTCGAATATGTCAAATATGTCAAAGTATGTCTTAATTGCCACTATCAAGCTCCTGCCTTATTATGTTGTGGGACCTTGATCTCGCTACTCTTCGTCATCAAGCGACACCTTGTAAGACTCCTCATTGTACGCGACCCTATAAGGTTCCTCCACTTTTACCTTTACTTCGCTATACACCACAATAATGGTCTGTGAGGTATCGTTACCTCTGACTATCCACTCAGGTACCATAATACACCATCTTATGTTGTCTCATGTTCTATGTAACCACAAGATGAATAACATAGCACTGTAAACACTACACAAACCAAACACGGAAGTCTCTATGAAAAGTAACTCCAAGTGTATAACAAACAGTATGCACAAGTAGATCAGTAAACTTTTT